GCATTAATCAGCTGACCCGCTAATTAACTGGCCATATTATAACCTAAATAAATACTCTATATAGGTAAAAAATATGGCACAAACCACACGTCAATCAAGTCTATTAGTAAACCAAGATTGGACAAAAGTCTATCAAGCGTTTACCAACGCCGACTTTACTAGCTACGATTTCCAAACTCTGCGCAATAGTATGATTAACTATTTGCAGACTTTTTACCCTGAATCATTTAACGATTTCTTGGAAAGCAGTGAGTATTTGGCACTCATTGACATGATTGCTTTCTTGGGACAAAGTCTTGCTTTTCGCACAGATTTAAACGCACGCGAAAACTTTATTGATACTGCACAACGTCGTGACAGTATTCTGAAACTAGCTCGTATGCTGAGCTACAATCCCAGCCGTAACGTAGCCGCTCAGGGATTACTAAAGATTGACAGTATACGTTCAACTGAAGCAATCTATGACAGCAACAACAATAATCTTGCCAATGCTACAGTTAATTGGAATGACATTACCAATGACAACTGGTTAGAACAATTTACCGCAATTATCAATGCAGCATTGGTAATAGAAGAACAAATTGGCAAGCCTGGCAATAGCAAATTGATCAACAATATTCAAACAGATGAATATACAATCAATTTAAATCCTAATATTTTACCAGTTGCTCCATTTACTGTAAATGTACAAGGTACACCTATTGGTTTTGAAGCAGTCAGCGCCACCACTGCGGGACAAAATTACATATACGAAGATGATCCTACAAAATTAGGTGATTTCAATATTTTATATCAAAATGACAACAATGGCAACGGCAGCAACAACACTGGATTCTTTTTGTTTTTTAAACAAGGAACCTTAAATGTTACAAATTTCAACATTACCAATGCTATCCCCAATAACTATGTGCCGGTAACAACTAACAACATTACTAACACGGACCAATGGTTGTATGCATTAGATGTAAATGGAAATCCAACAACATTGTGGACACAAGTCCCAGCATTGCCTGGTATCAACGTAATTTACAACAACAGTACAGATAAAAACTTGTATCAAGTTAACAGCTTAAACAACGATCAAGTCAACATTGTTTTTGGTGATGGAAGTTTTAGTAACATCCCTCAAGGCGCATTTAGTTTCTTTTATAGAACTGCCAATGGACAAACATACACAGTGGGCCCGGATGATTTGGCATCTATTGTTATTGGATTCAACTACATCAGTGCAAAAAATACAGTAGAAACACTAACAGTTACTGCAAGTTTAAAATACACAATAACCAGCGCCAACGCTGCTCCAAGTACAAGTAGTGTTAAGACTCTAGCCCCTCAAAATTATTACACACAAAATCGTATGATCACTGCGGAAGATTACAATATTTTTCCTTTGACCAATTTTACCAGTATACAAAAAATCAAAGCATTAAATCGCAGCAGTAGTGGTGTTAGCTTGTATTTGGATGCTATCCATCCCACTGGTAGTTATTCCAGCACAAATATTTTTGGCGATGATGGAACAATATCTGCTAACAATACTGTTAAATCTACAACATTTAGTTTTTTAACAACTAATGATATCTATTCAGCTATTTACAATGATATTATTCCGATTGTTGAATCCACAGAAGTAAAAAATTATTTTTACGGAACTTTCCCGAGATATAATGTATCCTCAGTTGGTGCAAATGTATCTTTTGATCAATACACCAGTTCAACTTCAACCAGTTCTGGTTATCTGCAACTGGCAGGCAACACATTGCCAGTGGGAGTAAGTGTCAGTGGTAATTTAGGAAACTTGTACTACATCAATACAGGAGCATTGTTACAATTTAGTGCGCCTGCAGGATATTATTTTGATAGCCAACATGTGTTGCAAACAGGAACACCAGTTGCTGCTGGAGATACCATTTCTTTCTACGCCGCAGTCACTGGCATTGTGCCCCAGACCAGTGTGTCTACACCCTCGTTAGTCACACTAGGTACAGTTGTTCCAACAGGTGCAATTTTAAGTGATGTTGGACTGCAAGGTAATGCAGCAATTATTCCCACATACACCACAGGATTCAGTGCAAACTTGGTAACAACCATAGTTAGCCAAGTACAAGCCAAAGTTAATTTTGGATTAAAATTTGATCAAACAGTCATCAACGGTGATGGAACATTGGGTGCATGGACCAATATTTTGCCCAGCAACATCATAACAGACAACACTTGGATGCTGAAATTTACTTATAGCCAAGGCCTGTATAATGTACAGTACAAAGTAATTGATTATACATTTGCCAGTGCAGGTGAAACCAATTTCTATTTTGATCCTGGTGTAACTGTGTATGATTCCGCAACTGGATTGAGCATCACTGATTCAATCAAGATATTGAAAATCAATACCAAATATGACACATCAGTGCCGTTAGGGCAAGACTTGACTTGGCAAATTTATGATACTGTTACAGAGTCAGATGGATTTGTAGACCAAAGTCAAGTTCGTGTAACTTTCCCCAGCACACAATTGCTAGGAGTGCCAGACAATCCTGATTTATATACATTGGTAGCCAATACTGCACCAAGCCGTTCTAGTTTGTATTTCCAATACAAACACAATGCACCAGCACGTAGTCGTATAGATCCTACCCCAGTTAACATAATGGATTTGTACATTTTAACATCGGCTTATAGCAGTGATTATATAGCATGGTTGCAGGACTTAACTGGTACAGTAACAGAACCGGTCCCACCTACTAGTAGCAGTTTGGAAGTTGCTTATTCTACACTGGAAAATTATAAAACTACCAGCGATAGTTTAATTTATAATCCAGCAAAGTTCAAACCCCTGTTTGGCGCCAAAGCTGATCCAAGTCTGCAAGCAAACTTCCAAGTAGTTATTAATCCTTCTGTTGGTATTTCTGCAAATGAAATCAAAACACAGATTATTAACGCAATGAACGCATACTTTAACCCAAGCAATTGGGACTTTGGGGATACATTTTATTTCTCAGAACTGGCAGCATACTTACATGCTTCTTTAGCTCCAAACTTAGCAAGTATTGTTATTGTTCCTGCTAGCAACAGTTTAATATTTGGAAACTATTTCCAAGTCAATGCTGAGCCTTGGGAAATTATTACATCAGCTGCGACTGTTAATAATATTGAAGTAGTCAGCGCAATAACTGCTGCTTCGTTGAATCTAAATCCAAACTACATCCTGGGATAATAAATGGCGTTATTTAATACAATTAATTTTTTACCTTCAGTATTTCAAACTGTAACTAACCAACGCTTTCTTGGTGCCACACTAGATCAGTTAGTAACTGATGCAGTATCGGTTCCCACAGATGGATACATAGGAAGAACATTTGCTCCTACTTACCAAACTGGGGACAATTACATTCCTGAAGCAAATGCTCTGAGAAAAAATTATCAACTTGAAGCCAGTGTAGTTGTTACGAATAAAAACAACAACATTGAATTCAATGCTGGATTCATTGATTTATTAAACAGTTTGTATGCCAATGGCGGTATAACCAATAACCAGCAACGCATGTTTGCCGGGGACAAATATAATTACGATGGTCATTTTGACTACGACAAATTTGTAAATTATTACAATTATTATTGGTTGCCCGACGGTCCCTTGGATGCTGATGGTTACCCAACTTTGGTCACTGTTAGTGCGGCCGGCACTCCTTATTCAGCAACTTATACAGTTACTAGAAATACTGCCCTAGGCGGTTATGTGTTTAGCGGATTAGGGACACAACCAAATTTGCCAATAACCCTGGCACGTGGTGGAACATATCAATTTATTGTTAATCAACCAGGCATTAACTTTTGGATTCAAAGTTAATCTGGTATTAGTGGCACTAAACAGAATATTTCATCTGTTAGCACACGATCTGTATTTGGGGTAAAAAACAACGGCACCAATAATGGCACCATAACATTTACAGTACCTGCGGCATCAAGTCAAGATTTTTATGCCAACATGCCAGTTGTTGCAAATGTGGATGCTGCTGTTGATAATTTAAAATACACTGATATTCAAGGTCAGTTACTTTCCACATTTTTAACCAACAGTCCCACTGGACTGGATGGTATCAATAATAACTTGTCTGGTAAAAAATTTATTTTTGTTAATAACTTAACAGATGACTCTGATTGGACCGTTGGGGGAGTAACCGTATCATCTGCCAATCGTACAGGCGTATGGCAAGTTAGTGTTAATACTACTACAGGAATTATAACTCTGAGTCCAGTGCAGACAATAGCGCCTCTTACAAAAGTTTCTATTACATCAGGCAAAACTTATGCAAGCGTGCAGTTTTGGTTAAACAATAATTTTCAATATACTGTTGTTCCCAATATTACAGCATCTCAAGACTTTTTATACTATCAAGATAGCGAAAATCCCAATTTCAATGGAGTTATTAAACTAGTTGACAATGCATCGGCAGTGATTGATGTAACATCTGAAATTATTGGGAAAATAGGATATGCCAGTCCCAATGGTGTAGTGTTTACTAACGGATTAAAAATTCAATTTGACAGCACAATTACACCTGCATCTTATGCTGGAAATCAATATTATGTTGAAGGTGTTGGCACCAGCATGACATTAGTACCAGTAAGCGAATTGGTATCTCCAGTTCCTGTGGGCACTTTTGGCATAGATACTAATGAAGAAGCAGACTACATAACTATTAATCGTGCCAGCCAAGATAGAAATCCCTGGTCAGTGAGCAATCGTTGGTTCCATAAAGATGTTATTGAAGCTACTGCCGCTTATAATAAAGAACAAGTTACTATTGCCAGTTACGGTCCAAACATATCCGGACGTCGCCCTATCATTGAATTTGAACCTAACTTACAATTGTTTAACTATGGCAAACAAGCCGGTAACAAAATAACCTACATCACATTTGAAGCAACTGATGCATTTGCAGATATCGAAGGACAAACAACTTATACCTTAGATGGACACGCATTAAAAGATGGCGATCGTATTGTTTTTGCTAACGACTATGATATCACTATCATCAATGAAATATGGCAGGTACAAATACAAGAAGTCAGTGCTGGCATACAATATTTGACATTAGTTGAAACCACAGATGATCCTGTAGAACCTGGCCAGAATTTTTTAGTGACTAGCGGACTGCACGCTGGTAAAATTTATCAATTTGACGGAACTTGGAATTCTGTTCCTTGCCAAATCAAATATACATTAAATCAAACTCCTTTGTTTGATCTAGTAGACAGCAACGGTTATAGTTTTGCAGACACCACAGTCTATCCCAATAGCACATTCACCGGCACACAATTCTTTGGATATAATGTGCCCACAGTCTCAGCAGGTTCGTTTGTTGCGGGATCAACTTATACAATTACTTTGGTTGGTACTACTGACTTTACTGCGATTGGTGCAAGCGCAAATCAATACGGAATTACTTTTACTGCAACTAGCACAGGAACAGGAACAGGAACTGCTTGTTCAGTATCGCTAGCTGATACATTGTTGGGATTCCCATTAACTTATCAAAATTTCAACAACATTGGTGATATTCAGTTTAGCAATTATTACGACACTGGCACATTTTCTTATACAGAAAATCAATCTACAACAACAGTCAACTGCAATTCTGGTTATTTGTCTAAAAATTCTGGACTTGCTTCAACTACTAAATTAAGCAATTGGACTAACAGCCTTGAATCAACAGAACAGTTTCAAACATTTACAAACTTCTTTAATGGAAGAACATTACCCGTTAATGGTGTAGAGACCGCTTACGTTCCAATTGATGTATTGCCAGTAACACAAGCAACTATTCCTCACATTAAAGTTTATCATAACAATAATCTGTTAATGGGTCCGGGCACTGCTGAAAACCCACAAGATTACCAAATCAGCCAATTTGGAGTTTACTATGCAGTGACATTGACCACATTGCCTGCACTTGGGGACAAGATAGACGTTAAAATTTTTAGTAACTCAGTGAGTTCATTGGGCTACTATGAAGTGCCTGACAATTTGGATTTTAATGCACTCAATGAAGATTTTACTACTATTACTCTGGGACAAATTCGTACACACTACAATAAATTAATAGAAAATACTGCCATTGGAGTAACCACAACTCCGCCGTTACAAGACAGTTACTTAAAACAACAAGGCGGCACCATATTAAAACATGATGCTCCATTGGTTTATGCCATGACATTTTTAGCTGACCCTACAGTTAATTTTGAAAATGGTGTAAATTTAGCTCGAAGAGAATATACTAAATTTAAAAATAAATTTTTAAATCTTTGCACTACATTAAAAACATTAAATTACTCTGATCCTGCTGGTAGCGTAGATACTATACTACAAAATATCAACGGAGTTAAAAATAGCAGTTTTCCTTGGTATTACAGCGATATGGTGCCGCAAGGCAGCAGCTATTCAACAATAACTTATACTGTAGTTAATGCAAGACAAACACAATATGAAATTAGCAGTATTTTTAATAATACTGTTCTTAGCAATCGTTCAGTATTGATCTATGTCAATGGAGTACAAAAGACCGTAGGAGTAGATTATACTTTTAGTTTAGTAAGTCCCGCAGTTAATTTTGTTGACACATTTAACGTTGGTGATATTGTTACAATCAGAGAGTATAGCAACACAGATGGTAATTATATTCCAGAAACTCCTAGCAAATTGGGATTGTATCCATCAACTCCGCCTACAATTTACGTAGACAATACTTATCAAACTCCTATTACTGTTATTCGTGGACATGATGGTAGTTTAACTCCGGCTTTTGGCGACTTTAGAGATCAATTCTTGTTAGAGCTTGAATTAAGAATTTATAATAATATCAAAGCAACATATTCTAATAATCAAATTAATTTGTCCGCAGTTGCACCAGGAAGATTTAGAACAACTGACTATTCTTTGTCAGAATACAATCAAGTACCGTCACAACACTTTTTAGCATGGGTTGGGTCAAATGGAGTAGATTATACTGCTAACAGCGGGTATGATGCAAATAATTCTTGGACATGGAACTACGGTGAATTCCCGGACATTGTTGATGGAACATACTTGCAGGGATTTTGGCGTGCCATTTACAAATATTGGTACGATACTGATACTCCCAATTTAACTCCTTGGGAAATGTTAGGATTTAGTAGTCAACCCACATGGTGGGCAAAACGATATGGTCCTGCTCCGTATACCAGCGGCAACACATTGCTATGGGAAGATTTAGAAGCCGGGTATATATGGAACAATGGAACTCCTTATACTAACACAAATTATGCAAGACCTGGGCTAACTACACTCAACACCCGAGGATTTATCCCTGTTGATACTGCAGGTAATTTATTATCGCCATCACAAATTCCTGTATTTAAACAATATAATCAGTCTAGCGCCAGCAGTAATTTTGCAGTGGGGCAACAAGGTCCTGCTGAAACTGCATGGCGCAGAAGTAGTGATTATCCTTTTGCAATACAAAATACACTGGCATTATTGTATCCAGCAAAGTATTTTGCAACGCAATTAGATACTTCGCGATTCTATAAAAATTCAGCAACTGGCCAATTTACCAATTCCAGTAATCAAGCAATTGCTCCAAAGTTATTAACAGTCAATGGCGCAACAGTAAATGGATCGGTACAAAGAACCAGTGGATATATTAATTGGGTCAGTGACGGAATTAAAAATCTAGGTATTGATCCAGTTACCTTAATTTCTGAATATTTTACTAATTTATCTGTTCAACTAAATTACAAAGTTGGTGGATTTGTTGACCAAAATCTAATTACAGTATCAGCTGAGCAGACTACACCTGGATCTACCAACGCATCTATTATTATTCCTGATACAAATTACAAAGTATATCTTAGTAAATCGGTTCCGGTATCAACACTAGTATATAGTGCCGTTATTGTTGAACTGACCGAGTCGGGATATAGTGTTAAAGGGTACGATACAAACAATCCATTTTTTAATATTATCCCTAGTGTTGCAACATCTAATACGGTACCAGTGACAATAAATGGTGTAACTGTAAAATTGTATCAAGACAACACCAATACAGTACAGACTATTCCGTATGGCACAACTTTTAGTAGTATCCAACAAACAGCTGATTTTTTATATAGTTATGAACGATATCTAATAAGCCAAGGATTGGTATTTAGTACATTTAATCCTGATTTAAATGTTGAACAAAATTGGACATTGAGCATCCAAGAATTTATGTACTGGGCTCAACAAGGGTGGGCCAATGGTAACATTATTGTTTTAAACCCAACATCTACCCAATTGGAATTAAATGTAACAGGTGCAGTAATTGATGAAATTACAAATACCAGTACTGGCAATAGAATATTAAACGAAAACTTTAATCCTATCAAGAGCAATTTCTTTAATATTATACGTACTGATGGAATCAACGGAAATAGATCATTGATCAGCACTGCCAATGGATCAACCATTGCATACGCTCGATTAAATTTAGTTCAGTACGAACATGTATTGGTATTTGATAACGTTGACTCATTTGGAGACATTATCTATATTCCAAATCAAGGTACAAGACAATATCGATTGAAACTGAACGGAACCAAGACAGGAGCATGGACAGGCGCAATGAGCGCACCTGGCTATATCTATAGCAATCCCAATTTGAATACATGGTCAACTGGTGTTGACTACAAGTTGGGAGACATTGTTACTTACAACAATGGATATTATACAGCCAGCCAAGACATCCCTGCTGCAACAACATTTAATTTGGTGTTATGGACACCAATCAGTCGAGCAGACATACAAACTGGACTGTTGAGCAATTTTGCATTGAACGCACAGGAGTTTGTGAATTTTTACGATGTTGATAATCCGCCACAGAATAAAATTTATCAAGAATATGCGTCGGGACTAATTGGATTTAGACAACGTCAGTATCTAACAGACCTAGGAGTTAGTTTACCTACACAGACTAAATTCTATCAAGGTTTCATTAAACAAAAAGGAACCAACAACGCTATTAATGCGCTGACAAAAGCCAGCTTCAACAATGTCCAAGGTAACTTGAATGTTTATGAGGAATGGGCATTCTTGGCTGGAGTTTACGGTGGAGTAAACAGCAATCAGTTTAAAGAATTTGTATTGGATCAAGCTGTATTCAATACTAATCCTGTTGCGTTTACCATTGGCGACACATATAGTACTGCAAATGCTATTATAGATTTTACATTGGCAAATATCTATAATGCTAGCAATCTGTATACTACAAGCACATCAGTATATACTAATCGTACAAATACTTCTTATATAGAAGATTTGCCTGCCACTGGATATATGAATCTTCAAGACATTGATTATACTATATTTGATATTGCTAATATTAATCCTGTTACAGAAAATATTACCAACTTGGGTGCAGGAAGCAAAATTTGGGTAGCAAAGAATTTTAGTGGACAATGGGATATACTTAGAGCAACAGAAACAAATTTAACTGCAACTGTATTAAGTTATGTTTTAGATAACTACGCACAGTTAACTTTTAATAATGCTCACAATTTTAATACCGGTGATGTATTCATATTAAAATATTTTAATAATTCATATGACGGAATTTATACCATTGTTAATGTACCTAACTTAACAACAGTAGTTATTGCCATAAATGACATTACCACTGGGTCAGCGTTGAACTCATTGAGTCCGTTAAAGAACTTGATGAGAGTATCTCATGTTAATGGAACAGGAACAGTATATCGTCTAACTTCGGCTCACGTGGCTACAGTCACGGATTTAGTTAACTTATCAGTACCGCCCAATGGTTGGTTAGATAATGATCATGTATGGGTAGACAACGCCAGTTCCGATGGGTGGGCAACATACACATACAATAAAACATGGCAAGCAAATTCATCTATTAGAATAACTGCTAACTCTGCAGTTAATAATTCTTACTTTGGACATGTTACACGAATTAGCACAGACACTAATACAATATATGTAGGTAGTCCAGGTACACAACAAGTGCAGTTATTTTCCAATGTAAACGGAATTTATACCGCGACTACTACTCTATCAAATGTAGATAGCAGTTTTGGTACTGCAATAGAAACACAAGGCAATTTGTTGGCTATTGGAGCACCTGTTAGCAGCAATGTACATGTTTATTTAGGAACAACACCAATACAAACTCTACATTCAACTAACGCTATGGAGTTGTTTGGTAGCAGTATATCAATGAGTGCAGATCAACATTGGTTGTATGTTGGCGCACCAGAGTCGGGTAATGTAAAAGCATTCTGGACTGCTACTGTAGGAACAAATACCAACTACTGTTATATAACGACCATCGGAACCACAACAGGCAACTTTGGACAAACTGTTAAAACCAACAGCGATGGGTCTATTGTGATTGTTGGTGCGCCTGCGGCCAATAATACAAAAACACAAAACGGCAATGTTTATGTTTACACTAGAACTGCCAACACATTTGTGTTAAGCCAAACTTTGACTAGTCAACATCAAAACAACTATGCCAATTTTGGTACCAGTGTAGATATTGACAGTACAGCTACAAATCTATTCATTGGTGTTCCTGGATCTACCGCAGCTGGATATGCCAATGGACAAGTTGAAAGATATGTATTGACGGGATCAACCTATGTGTTTGATGAAATCATTGCACATCCATTTGGCGACATCGGAACATTTGGGTCTGCAGTCAGTGTCAGTAGTGATGCTAATATATTGGCAGTGGGCAGTGTCGGTTCGCCCAGTCAAGAAACAACCACATTTGACTACGCTACTATGACCATTGATGCTGACACTACTAAACTGGTAGATCGTATTTTTAACAGTGGGGCAACATATCTATTCCAACTTTTACAAGATTATTTAACTGGTACCAACGGAGAATATTTATATACACAAGAACTTGAAAGTCAGTTGTATTCTGGGGAAGAATATGGTGCTAGTGTTGCTGCCACTCGCGGAGTGATTGCAATTGGTGCGCCCGGCTACAATAAAAACCAAGGAACAGCATACATACTCACTAATAAAACTCAACAGTTGAATTGGCGTGTGACACATAAACAGTCTCCTGCAGTTGACATCAATAGCATTAATAGAACATTTATCTATAATAAAACTAATAATAACATTATTACTACACTGGATTTTATTGATCCAATAAAAGGCAAAGTACTAAATGCTATTGATAGAGATATTAACTATAAACTAACTAAAGATCCAGCACTCTATAACAAAGGTTCAACTAGTATGGTTGAAAACTTGTCCTGGGGTCCAGAGCAAGTTGGCATAGTATGGTGGGATCTAAGCACAGTCAGATATATTAATTACGAGCAAGATACACTAACATATAGATTGACAAACTGGGGCACATTGTTCCCTGGCAGTAGTGTTGATGTGTATCAATGGGTTGAAAGCACAGTACCACCCAGTCAATACAACTCCAATGGAGGAATTGGAATGCCGTTGCATGCTGATAACTCTGCTTACAGCACATATGGATACGTAAATCCTGCCAATGGCGTATTAACGGTAAAATATTATTTCTGGGTTCGAGATTTAACTTTAATTGCTCCAGGAAAAAATAATAGTGTTTATGCAATTGCAGAGTCAATTGAAAATCCACAAAGTCAAGGTATACCTTATGCAACAGTGCTCAGAAACGATACGGTTGCACTATACAATGTTGATACATTGTTATCTGGCACTGATAGTGTAATACAACTTGGCAGTCAGAATCCTGGCGAAACCAAAGAAACTAATCTAATACACAGTGAATATGCTTTGGTACAAGAAGGAAACCCTAGTAGTAAAATACCAAATAGCATACTAATCAAATTAATAGACAGTTTGTCTGGAGTTGACAGAGCCGGTAATGTAGTGCCCGATCCTGCTCTTATACCGAGTCAAGCATACGGAGTCAGTATACGTCCTCGCCAGTCAATGATAATAAATCAGCCATTGGCATTGAGCAACTATTTGAGTTTAGTTAACCCTTTATTGCTAGCTTATCCTGTTGTGGAACGTAAAGTGTTGACCATATTAAACAGTAGCGAAGCTGCTCCGAATGCAGATTCTGGCGCTTATCAAATAACAGTCAATAACATTGATGAATTAAGTTATGTGGATACTGCATTGTTGAGTGCAGGTTCTGCGGTGCTAGTGCTTGACGATAGTACACAATCAAGCAAATGGGCGATTTATACACTAGGAACCACGGGTGGAACCTTCCCAACAACACCAACTCGAGTTCAAAGTTATAAAACTAACTTGTATTGGACTCGTGCTGACTGGTACGATTCAAGTTACAATCCGACTTCAACACTAAACATAATTGTAGCCAACAAGTTAGAGTATGGTAAACTGACCTTAACTGCAAACACTTACGTTAAAGTATTGGATGATGGCACAGGAAACTTTATTGTTTATTACATTGATAATAACTTAAAACAAACACTGGTGGGTATTCAAAATGGTACAATACAAATCAATACTACCACGATTCCTGCACTTGAATTAAGACAAATATTGTTGGCCATGCAAGAAAATATTTTTGTTGATGACCTTGCAATAGAATATAATCAAATATTCTTTGCAATGATCAAATACATATTAACAGAACAAAAGAATCTTGATTGGGTATTTAAGACCAGTTTCTTGAGTGTAACGCAAAGTATTCGTAAGTTGGAAGAATTCCCAAGTTATGTTCCGGACAATCAAAACTTCTACTTGGATTATATCAATGAAGTTAAACCATATCGTACAGAAATTCGC